CGAATATAGGGGCCACAGAATTCATTCTGGCAATCTTATCCTGACCTCGACTTGGCGTATAGGCTGTGACCGGAATGCCCATGCGGCGCAGTTCTTGCGTTAAGGGTGTTCCCGAAGCCTTGGCCTCAATAAGTACGCAATCAGGCTCCCAGTATTTGTACTCGTCCCAAGCCAATTTCTTAAGCTCTGGAAAATCCATTCTGACCCTTTTGGCGTCCAAAAGTATGATTTGATCGGGGTCTCCGTCTTTCGGCTTAAATACCGCCCAAGTTGTAATTGCTGAGTAATCGGCTGTTTCTTTTTTTGAAAAAGCGGTGTCGTAACTTTGAATAACGTAGTCGTACTGCGGTATTTGCTCTGCTTCCCACAAGTTCCACCACTCTCGCTTAACGATAGAGCCCTCTTCGGCAGTCGGATTTTGCATCCATTGGGCGTTCCATTTGGCCACTGGCAAGGATGCTTTGACTGAAAGTAGCTCTTCTTTCTTCCAATACTCAGGCCATAATGGCTCTTCGGACTCAGGCATGATGGCCGGGAACTCAAGTACTTCCCATTGATCTGCATGATCATCGCCTTGCTTTTTTAAGACCTTACCCACTAGGTCTTTGGTCGACCATCGCGTCATGACGATTACGATGATGCCTCCCGGCTGTAAACGCTGACGAGGGCCCGACGTATACCACTCATAGACCGAATCCATCGCAGTAGGGCTCAAGGCATCTTGCTCAGATACTGGGTCATCAATAATGAGTAGGTCCGCACCGCGTCCTGTAATCGCACCGCCGACACCAGCGTAGAATGATTCACCGCCTTGGTTTGTAGTCCATCTACCTGCTGACTTGTTATCAGCCTGTAGCTTTAGTTGCGGGAAAACTTCTTTATATTCATCCGAGTCGATGATGTTACGAACACGACGGCCAAAGCGCACTGCCAGTTCGGCCGTGTGTGTCGTCTGAATAATCTTTAAATTACCCCTAATCCCCATCATCCATGCGGGGAAGAAGGTGGAGGCAAACTCAGATTTAGTATGTCGAGGGGGCAGGCAAACAATTAATCGCTTCAGCTTTCCTTCAGCAATCCGATTAAATTTCTCTCCAATGATTTTATGGTGTCGGCCTTCAACAAACTCAGGCCACTGGCTTTTTATGAAGCTTATGAAATCGGTCTGGCAACTGTCTTGCTTTTCGATTCTTTTGTATCGATCCAAAAGAGCAAGCGCCTCTTGTTGTTCTTGGCGACTTAGGACATCAAAATCCTTGAGGAGCGCATTTGTCATAATTGCTACTCAGGATATCGGCCTGTACGAATCATTTCGCAGACCTCCTCTGCCCTTGATCCAACTTGCTTAGCCCACCGAGAGTCGTAAAATTCATCCCCCGCTTTGGCATAGTCACCAACAGCCATCGCCGCCATTGCATTTTTAAAGCCCATGAGGCGCGTTAGCCCAAGGTTAAAACAAAGATTAACAATTGCATCCTGACGAACCGCATCGAGATCCATGAACCAAGACAGTGCGATCAACTCTTGCTTGCACCGTTTGATGTCATTTTCGAGAAGGTAATCTATCTCATCGTCAGATAGCCCTAATCCAGATTCGGCGATGTTTCTACCGACTCCAATAGTCTCGTAACCTGCGGAACACAAGTACACGTGGGATCGAACACCTTCGTGACGCTTTAATTGTGCGACAAGTTTACTCATAGGTCAGTCCTGTTTTTGAGATGCGCCAAAATAAAACGACACGACTGCGGAAACAAGACCGCCAAGATATCCGAGGATCAAGTTGATCAGCTCCATCGACGTGTTTCCCGGAGGCTCGATTGTGATTAGGGTAATAAAGCCGCAGAAAAACAGCACGATCGTTAAGCCAATAGACCTAGCAGTCCAGTCGGTAGAGAAATTTTTACGCGCGTTTTGAATATCTGCGGTTTCTAGCGCAAAGACGTCTACTTCCAGCTCTTTCATGCGGACTTCAAAGTCTAGCTCTGCTTTCTTAATTTCAGCTAACTGCTCTGGTGTTGCTTGCGCCAGCGCCTTTTCAATCTTCGCAGGAGCGGGATCACAGCCTAAAACGTCAGCGAGCATCGACGCCGCCGCGCCGCCTACAGGGCCACCCAGAGCGGCTCCTAGCGTAGGGGCAAGAGAGCCGACCAAGCCTTTTACCTTATCGAAGTTCATCCTAAATACTCCATACCTTTGAGTAAGCTAACCACAAGAACGGTGTTGCCCCAGATCATGCGTTCAAGGCGTTTAAATTGTCCGCCACCATCATCGAGTCTTTTTTCAATGCGGTCCAGACGGTCGTCGATGGATTTGCGTAACACCTCGCACTCTGCTTGGTGTATTTCAATTCTTTTTAATGCTTCGTGTGCCGTATCCATTAGTTACCACCTAGCGGATTTGTTGCATCGATGGCCATCCATAAGTCATCCATGTCACGTTCATACCTAGAAATGCGATCATCTATTGTTGAAAGCGCATCTAATTTACCAGAAACGCGCAGTTCTGTTTCTGACGATGTTTTTTCTACCGAGCTAATCCGGTCACGCAAATCAAGAAGCTCCGACTGCGCCTCCATAATTTGTACTAGATTAGCACCTAATTCTGCCAGCTTGCCTTGAAGATTTTCAACGTCTGCCGCCGTCATGGCTTGCTCCATGTTAGATAGCTTAACGTCCATCGCTTGCAGTCGTGTGGCATTTGATTCTCTAAGGTCATCAAACCGTGTAGCCAAGCCTTCTGCTTGCGCGGTAGCGGCTATGACCGCCTCGGACTGCTCGTTAAGCTGAGCAAAAAATTGCGATGCCGCCCAGATTCCGCCCCCGATTGTTGAGCCAAAACTGATCACAATAGCGATCCAAACGCCTTTGATGGACGTCCCGCCGACATTAACTTCTAAATCTTCAAGGGCCACCGTTTAAGCACTCCTCTTGGTTTTCAACGAACCAGCAACCGCCTTCGGGGGATTCAATCCAAAAATCCTGTGTTTCTGCGCGTGTTAGCACGTCTTCTGCGGCAACAAAATAATTGCCCACCTGCAAGCCTTGAATGGTGGTGCCACCGTCAAACGACACCCAAACCGCTGTTGTATCCAAGTCAAAGAAAACAGACGCGGCCTCCTCGAAGGTCACGTTGTATTCTCTTGCCATATTATCTGCTTGATCGAGCAGGTTTTCATCATTAGCAACCGCCATGTAAGCCGCCGCTACCTGAATTGCAGACTCAGTGTTGGATAACGCGGTGTTGTAGGTCTCGATGTCTTCGTCTTGAAGCACGACGTCATTCGCGCCCATGAACTCTTGCAAGGCCATTGCCTCACGCTCGTCGGCCGCTGTTTGTGCGTCCTGAGCCATTTCATTGACCGTGGCAACCATGATGATTTGCTGTGCCGCCTCGACATAAGCGTCAATCATTTCTGACACTTCATCCATGGCCTGATCAGCTTGGTCTTGAAAGTATTGGTCCGCGTTGGGATCGTAAGAGTAGGTTGCCGCCTGTACTGCGGCTACAGCTTGGTTATAGGCGTCCTGCTGTTCTTTGGATATGTGGCCGTTCTCGGCCATGGCTGGGGCGATAAAACCCTCACCCGCGTAAGCGGCGCCGCCAGCAATTGTCTTGATGCCGTAAGCAAAAGTGTCGCGAATGCTCTGGCTCGTATTCACCAGATCGTCAATTTCGGTCGCGTTTAGTTGAGCGGAAGCGATCGCTAAGAGAGCCGCCATCAGACTCTTGCTCGCTATTGTCATCACTACCCCCAGCTAACAGCGCGTCGTAGAATGCCTTATCTTCCAAATAGTCAGGAATCCATAGTTCTGGATTCTGTTTAATCGCCAGCAGTGCGTTTTTACCCACTACTAGGCGCCCTGAGCGGATTATAGGACATGGAGTTGCACTCATGAACATAGCCCGCCACACCATAGCATTCTGGCACATGAGCGAAACCGAGGCCACTTTCATGCCCATATTTGAGAGCGTGATGGCGTTTAGGCGGCGATTACACTCCTCATCCTGCCTATAAAGGCCGGACGATACGCCAAATCCGACGAGCTGAACGCCGCCAGACAAAGACTTTAGGCACGACTGCTGGCCTGTACTCATCAAGCTAGGTGCTACAGCCGTGTTTGCAGGCATCTGCCTACCAGAGCCAGCACCATTAAACGTCTTGTTGACGTTGTTGTTGTTCGAGTTTGACGTATTAAGGTCGCCCTCGATGTTGGTGTCGTCACCATCCCCGTCAAAGTCCGGCTCAAACTCACCGTCGTCCCTTTCTGGGACGGGGTCAATTTCTGGCGCAGGGTCGATCTCAGGAGTGTCCTGCCCGAAGGCAGGACTCATGAGGCTAATTGACAGCAGTATCGGCAGATACTTCTTCGTAATCCTCATCGGTGATTTCCTCAGCTCCCTCCAAAGACTGAGCCAACAGGTTGACGAAAGCCTCGCGGCCGACAACCAATTGGTCTACGTTAAATCGCGCGCTCGCAAGCTTGCGGTCCAAATCATTGATGTGATTGATGAGTACCTGTTCCTGATCGTTAAGATCTTCGATGAAATACTCTTTCTCGTTCACGGTGATTGGGGTCTTTTCATTTTTTCCCATCGTCGTTACTCCAAGTTGTAGTTAAAGTTTAGGAAGCAGTGTAGCCGTTCCCTTTGGTTATCGCGGCGTTAGCGGCAGTCATGCTTTCGTCATCCCAATCGTCCTTGGCAACCATAAGCTCAAGGTGAGCCACGTTACGGTCAACTGCGGCCTGTCGGTCATCAGCTTCCATATCGTCGTCTTGGTTACCAGCAACGATGTCGTTGATAAGATCTACGCTATGTCCCATAGCAGTAAAGTCTTGTGTGCGCTCTTCAGCGGTTCTTGCTTCGTCAGTCATGGATTAACTCCTTAGTTAGATTCAAGTGCGGCTATTCTAGCCTCAAGTTCTTGGATTGTTGCCACGAGTAGCGGCACAAGTTTAGATTGGTCAATACCTTGGTATACAGCGTTACCGTCATCATCAACCTCATTGTGTGTTCCTGTAATCGCTTCTGGTACTACGGATGAAACTTCGTGTGCCAAAAAGCCATCAACAGTCTTATCAGTGTCAACGATAAAATTAAATCGCTTAGGTGCTAACTGCTTGAGTCTTTCGGTAGCGCCTGTCATGGCTACGACATTTTCTTTCAAGCGATAGTCAGAAGACGTGTTGTAGGCAGTAGCACTTGTAGTGCTTACGATTGAACCAACTTGGTTGTTTCCAGTATCAGCAAACCGTATTTGCAATCCCGTTTGCCCGCCTGTCACATAATCATTAATTATGTTGATGGGGCTGTAGTTAATTGAGCTATTGGTTTGCCTGACGTTTAAACCCGTGTTGTTACCTTGGTTTGCAATTGTAACTTGACCTAGCTGAGAAGTAGTGCCACTAATTAAACGACCATTGTTATCAACAATCACTTGTGGATTACCGTCACCATCTGACAAGACGATGTAGTTGCTTGCGGTGCGGATGTCGAGACCGCCTTGGTTGCCGTTGTAACCGCCAATAACAGTGTTCTTAGCACCTGTGGTAATTGATTTACCCGCATCCTTACCAATTAAAGTATTAAAGTCAGGTGTTGTAAGTGCCTCACCCGCGCCTTGACCAAGAAGCGTGTTGTCATCGCCTGTTGTAATAACAATTCCAGCGGAAGTACCTACAACCGTGTTTCTATTACCCTCAGTATTTCCTCCAAGCGCCTGATCTCCTAGAGCTACGTTGTTTGTACCCGTAGTATTCGCGTCTAGTGATCTTGCTCCCACGGCAGTGTTGTTTGTGCCTGTGGTGTTGGACTTCATTGAGTCTTTACCGATAGCGGTATTGGTATCGCCTGTAGTGTTGTTATACAAAGCTAGATAACCAACAGCGGTGTTATTAGAGGCTGTGGTATAGCGCAGTACCGAATGACCAATGGCAGTATTGTTGTTAGCCGTAGTGACTGCTCTTAATGCTTCACGTCCAACGGCAACGTTTCGTTCGCCTGTTGTAATAGAAGCCGCGGCGTCACCACCTACAATAATGTTATCCGCTCCTGTAGTAATGTTTTTACCGGCTTCATGCCCTACAGCGGTATTTCTCAAGCCTGTGGTATTGTTTTGAAGTGCCAAATAACCTACAGCAGTGTGTTCACTCGTCGTTGTATTTGAAGTAAGCGCCGCCGCTCCCACTGCTGTGTTTTTCGAACCCGTAGTGTTAGCGTCTAAAGAAGCCCACCCAACAGCAACATTATTTGCACCCGATGTGTTAGTTGCCATCGAGTTTTCACCAACAGCCGTGTTCTGACTTGCTGTGTTATTGCTTAAGGTATTGTCGCCTACAGCAGTGTTTGAACTTCCGCTAACATTTACACCTAGTGAGCTGTAACCTATCCCTACGTTATAGCTACCCGTGGTATTTGCGTCTAAAGCACTAGCGCCTAAAGCATTATTTCTAACGCCTGTAGTGTTTGCCTGTAGCGCCCTAAAACCTACAGACGTGTTGTTAGAGCCAGTAGTGTTCCCACCTAAAGCGTTGTAGCCCATTGCTACGTTGTTAACGCCTTCAGTGTTAGAAGCTAAAGAGTACGTTCCAAATGCTTGGTTTTCTGAACCTATAGTGTTTGCAGTGAGCGCACTAAAACCAACAGCTGTGTTGTTAGAGGCTGTGGTGTTTGCTCTTAGAGCAGACTCGCCTAACGCTGTATTGTTACTGCCTGTAGTTGCCGCAAACAACGTTTTAAAGCCGACCGCTACGTTGCTGGCCCCAGTCGTATTAGCATTTAATGACTGATAACCCACAGCGGTGTTCTCGTCACCTGTAGTATTTAAGCCTAGTGCTGTATGCCCTACTGCAACGTTATGCTCACCAGAGGTATTACTGTACATAGCCGAATAGCCAACAGCAGTATTAAGTCCGCTTGTCGAGCTTAATAGAGCGTCTTGTCCTACAGCTGTCAAAAAACTACCAGTCGTAATAGCGCTTCCAGCACCTTGACCTATAGCGGTGTTATACGAACCTGTAGTAAGTACATCTAAAGACTCATGACCTACGGCTACGTTTTCTGCGCCTGTGGTGTTTGCATTAAGCGCAAGATAGCCTAGAGCAGTATTATTCCCTCCAGTGGTAGCGTTTGCTAATGCCGCGTAACCAATGGCAGTACTGTTACCTACGGTAGTTGCGGAAAGTGTCGCATAACCGACAGCTGTGTTGTTGTTGCCTGACACGTTGGCATCTAAAGAATAGTTGCCAATTGCTACGTTTAAAGCGCCAGTAGTATTTGCCCCAAGCGCAAGGTAACCCATTGCCGAGTTGTTGTGACCCGTAGTGTTATTAGTCAGTACAGATCCGCCAACGCCCGTATTTTCCGTGCCTGTAGTATTGGCATCAAGAGCGTTTACACCAACAGCGGTTATGTTGCTACCCGTAGTGTTTGCATACCCTGCGCGTCTACCTAAGAAGATATGACCTGTGCCAGTCGTGTTGCTATATCCAGCCGTATAACCAACAGCGGTGTTGTTGGACGCTGTGGTGTTACTGTGCAAGGCAGAACGCCCTACCGCAGTGTTGGAAGCACCTGTGCTATTTGAGCCTAGTGCATACCAACCAAATCCTTGATTGTCTGTTCCTGTGGTGTTGTTTGCTAATGCTTGAGTTCCTATGCCGGTCAGTCTTACACCAGTGCTGTTGGCAGTTAAGGCTTGATAACCAACGCCTACGTTGTCCGAACCCGTGGTGTTTGAGCTAAGTGCGGTATGCCCAAGGCTGATATTGTTAGCGCCTGTGGTGTTTGCCGCTAAAGCATTTTTACCAACTGCTGTGTTATTAGATGCAGTGGTATTTGCTTCTAATGCTCCGTGTCCTACTGCAACATTCGCCGCGCCTGTGGTATTTGCTGTTAAAGCAGATCCGCCCACTGCTGTGTTGTAGGAAGCAGTAGTATTCGCATCACCAGCCAAGCCGCCAATAAAGGTGTTAAAAATGCCTGTGGTTACATCTGCACCTGCGCTATAGCCGAGCGCCGTGTTATAGGTATTTCCCGCGCTAGTAACATTAAATGCCGCAAGAGTATTTTCACCTACCGCAGTGTTTCGGCTTCCAAGAGTATTTCCAGTTAAAGCCCGATAGCCAACAGCTACGTTACTATTTGCTGTAGTATTTGCATCTAAAGCATTAATACCTAAAGCCACATTTTGTGTGCCTGTAGTATTTGCTAATAACGCATTAGTTCCGACCGCCAAATTGTTATTTGCAGTTGTGTTAGATGATAACGCGCTTTTACCTATTGCTACGTTTTGTACACCTGTGGTGTTTGCATAAAGCGACTGATAACCAAGAGCAGTGTTGTTGGAGGCTGTTGTGTTAGAGTAAAGCGCTTCTCTACCGATACCTACATTCGTACTGCCAGTTGTGTTGAGCCTTAATGCGTTATATCCAACAGCAACCATGTTACTGCCCGTCTGGTTTGTAACACCTGCCTCACGTCCAATAAACGTGTTATTTACTCCCGTCGTGGTTGCTGTACCAGCGTCTGAACCAATATAAGTGCCACCTTCTGCGGTAGCGGCTTTTCCTGCACGATAGCCAACCGCAGTGTTGGAATAGCCAGTTTGTGTCGCGGATAAAGACCCAAATCCAACAGCAGTATTACCGTTGGCAGTAGTGTTGCTTAATAAAGAATCACGTCCTATTGCAACGTTTAGTGTCGCAGTTGTACCTGCCTGACCAGCGTTATAACCGATATAAACGTTAGAGCTACCAGTGGTTGTATAACGACCTGCATTGTTACCTAAAGCTACGCTTTGTGAAGCAGTCGTAGCTGTTGTAAGCGCCTGATAACCCAGCGCTGTGTTGTCTCCACCTGTGGTTATTGCGTCACCGGTAAGGCCACCGATGAGGGTGTTGTTAACACCTGTGGTTACTGCGGAGCCTGCACTAAAACCAACTGCCGTGTTGAAAGTATCTGCACTATCAGTCACATTTTGTGCGGCCAGTGCGCCATAACCTACACCAGTTGCTTTATTTCCTGTTGTGTCTCCTGAGAGCGCAAGCGTTCCTACTGCTACGTTGTAATCGCCTGTTGTTTGGGCATCTAACGATAATCCCCCTACTGCCGTATTACTAAATCCTGTGGTTATTGATCCACCTGCGTTATATCCGACTGCTGTGTTGTAAACATCAGACGCACTGCTAGGATTGGAGGCACCTAAAGTATTGAAGCCAACCGCTACGTTACGTCCTCCCACTGTGTTTGCATCAAGAGCGTCAACACCTATGGCAACGTTTCTTTCACCTGTAGTGTTTGCGCCTAACGCATTAAGACCGATTCCTATGTTGTAATTGGCTGTTGTATTGGCGTCCAAAGCGCTTGAACCAACTGCCGTATTGCCTATGCCTGTGGTGTTTGCTTCTAAAGAATTTCGTCCGAAAGCAGTGTTGTTTGAGCCAGTGGTGTTTGCGAACAGAGCCGCAGTTCCGACACCTGTATTACTGCTGGCTGTAGTTGTGTTGTAACCCGCTTCCGTACCTAAGAAAACATTGTAACTACCAGTAGTATTGCTATGTCCAGCAGTTTTACCTAGAGCGACATTACCTGTGCCTGTAGTGTTTGAATACAGCGACCGATAACCCACGCCCGTATTTTCCGCGCCTGTAGTATTTGCACGGATTGCTTGGAATCCAAGCGCAGAATTATTAGCGGCAGTAGTTGTATTTCGAAGTGAATCGAATCCGACAGCGGTATTGTTATCACCATTAGTTAGCTGATTAAGAGACTCTGATCCAATCGCTACGTTGTATGAAGCGCCAGACTCAACGGAAGCTAAAGCAGAATTACCTAACGCTACGTTTTCTGTACCCGTAGGATAATCACCATCCAGCTTGATTGTGCCGCCATCGACTGACAGGTTGCCTGCTACGGTTACGCCGTCTGTGACAGCAGTGCCAATTACGTTTACACCCGTATTCGTCGTGTGGAATTTTTCAGAGCCGTTGTAGTAAAGCTGAACTTCCCCGTCATTCTGGCCCAAGAACATTTTGTTCCCATCGCCATCAGTAATTCTGACGTTAGCTTCGCCTTGAATAAATAAATCGCCTGTGCCAGCGTCTTTTATGTAGCTATTTGACCCATCGTGATAGAGCTGTAAGTCGCTACCACCACCGAAAACCAGTTTAGCGTTGTCACCAAACTCAAGTGCAGAATCAGAGCTATCCCACACTGCGTTGTAGCTTGCGCCAGTCAGGGTCAGATCATCGCCTGAAGACATGGTAAGGCCGGTGCCGCCCGAGGTGTTACCTGCCGCTAACACTTCCGCCAGCGTATCGGTAACGCCGGGATCAACTTTCGCCATCGCGTCAACGACTGCCGCGCCAGAGCCTGCTCCGTCGAGATAGACTACGGCTGTCCTACCAGTTGCAATGGTGACGTTTGCACCAGAGCCCTGAGAGATAGTGATCGACTGCGAGCCAGTAGTCGCATTTTCAATGAACATCACACGCGAAACCGTGTTGGGTCCAATGGTTAATGTGCGGGTTGCAGTCAACGTGGCCGACGAAGTGACTTTGAAGTAAAACGATCGAGCCGGGTCAGTGGCGCCATCTGCTACTGTCGTGGTAGCGTCAGCGTCTGAAGAGAAACAATTTTGCGTGTTGTAACCTAACGCTTCACCGATGAGCTCAAGGGAAGTATTAGTGGTTGTACCCCACGTTCCCGAGCCTTCACCTGTCGCAAGCTCAGTAAGGCGCAAGTTGTTGACATAAGTAGCCATAAGTTTTTCCTCTTAGGCGGCGTCCCGCCCTGCTTCAATTTCCGTCCAAGTCGGATCTTGTGTATCGTCTATCGTACTATAGCTCGGCGTCT